TTACGACTTCTTTACCGTTTCGCATAAACTTGAACTTAGCGTTCGGGTTTGTATCTGCGAATTCAATAAAGTCAATCAAATCTTCTGCTGAACTCTCATTACTACCAGTAGTTACCTCTTGAGGGCTATCTGTTTCTTGATTGTCGCTAACATTACTATTATCATTGGTATCACCAACTTCGGCTTCAGCATTATCGCTGGGTGCCACAGGGCTTGAAGTATCTGCCGATCCATCTTGACCTGTTGCAGGTTGCTCTGCTTGCTGTCTAAGTAGGTTACGCTCTGTGTGTTCACGCATAGCGGCCATTTTAGATGCAATACTTGCATCGCTTGTAACTGCACTTTGACTTGCGACCGCACTGTTTTCAGTGTTAGGACTTGTCGTTGTTTCCATTTATGTTTCCTTAATTTAATTCTTCGGGCACGTTAGTGTTACCGAGCTTATTTTTCAAATATACTGCTTTTTTCAAAGAAGTAATGAAACTGTCTATTCCAGCGAGTTCGTTACATAACGAAACTCGTTGCATATTATCTTCGGGTGTGTGACCTCTTATACTTGCTAAGTTATCAGCACACTCAAACTTAAAATGATGCACGAACATTGCTAAGTCTTTATTCTTAAGCAATGCCTCTGCTTGACTTCCGTAATGTCTAACTCTGTCCTGTTGAGCAGGAGTTAGTTTGTTTATATTACTTAAATCAACTGTTAATCTGTTGTTGAAAAAATCTACTGTATTGTCATTAATCATTGCTATTCCTCAATATATGGAGTTACATTTTGGTCTTCAATATCTTTGTATAACTGAAGAATTCTATTAGAAATATGGTTTATTGATACTATTGGATTGTCACTGTAATCCACTGTAGCAATATCAACTATTTCTTCATTTCCATCATCTAACTCTTTTACATATAATGTTGTTTTCATTACTATTCCATTGTTGTAATCTATTTATACAAATATTTTACGAATATACTTTTGGATCTCCCGCTGCCACTGCCATAAAATCTAATTGACTTTCAGCATCAACGCCTTCCATTTCTGCTTGTATTTGCTGAGCCTTAACAGTATCTAAATTAGCACTTGCTAAACGTTTCTTATCTTCAGCACTTGGTTCACGATTCTTCATTGCTTCAGCACCCTGTGCAATCATCTGTTCTACTTCGTCATCGCTTGGTAAATAACTATCTGCGTCTTTTACACCTAAAACATACAATGTATCAGCGAACGGCTTCTTGACCTTTTGATATATTTCTTTAGTCAATGTGCCTGCTTGAACCATACCTGTAGTTGTAGTGTATAAATCAGTTTGACACTTTTGAATGATTTGTAATCTGCCCAATGCATTTTCTTCACTCATCATACCCAAACTTAGTTCCATACGTATTTGTTTTCTATCACAGAAGTTCATATCGTCCCAAGATTGATAATCTAAGTATACAGGTTGTTTGTCTGGGTGAAATTGTTGTGCTAACTTCTTAACACCATAATCATCACCATACTGAATTAGTGTTCTCCATACTAACCAAATCGCTTCTTTAAGACCTTCAGCACTGTTACGAACTGTATTGTCTTGTATGATTTGATTAGGAGTCAATGCTAACTGTAATTTGATACCTGAGTTACCGGGTGCCATAACTTCTGGATTAAACACATCACTTGGTGTAGTCATTCCAACCATAGCCATTGTATCTTGTTGTATGCGGTTCATAGCAACTTCCAAGAATTGTAAGTTTCCGCTTGGAGGAGGCAATTGGTAGATATCTTTTGCTGGGTCAAACTTACTGTCTAAGATAAAGATAGCGGCTTCGCCATCTTGCAACATCTCAAAGTCTAATCTGTCTGGCTTAACACCAATACGAGGAGTTGCTGTTAATAGTCCTAACTGTATCTCAGCACGTGCGGCTGAAGTGTTGTATTCTTGCATAGGTATCACTGATTCAGCGACACTCATACCATAGAAGTTACCTGGTAGTGGCTTAGGACACATATTAGCAACAGGAATAAACTCTACTTCTCTTGCACTGATAATGTATGAGCCTGAGTAAATCAACTCAACTAGTTCTAACTCACCATCACCATCAATATCATATTTGTTCCAAACTGTAACGATTGATATTTGACGACTATCTGGATCAGCACTTGCCGCACTAGAAACAGGAATACCCATAACTGGAACACTATCACGTGCGTGAATAGCTAAGTTGTTTAGTACTGAACCTGCTTGGTATGCACCATTCATATTGTATTCTGCGTGAGTTCTAAACTCTTCCAAGTTGATGCCTGGATATAGTTCCATTGCTTCTTGTATAGTCATTGGATCGTAGTAACCACAGAATGGTTGATCCTTCATCTCAGGAACTGTAGGATCACAGATCCAATAGTGTTGAGCGATTGGGTGAAATCTAATATTGATATTGTAGCCAGTTAGTTTATATTTGGCTGAATAGATTGTGTTGCGATTGATAGCACTGTTAAGTATTTCTTCTTGGCTTTCAATAGAACTAGCTTGTATCTCTTGTTGTTCCATTGCCATCATTTCTGGATCCATATCTTCTGGCATTTGCATCATACTATTCATACGACTTTCTACCATAGTTTTTGCTAACTCACCTTGTTGTTCGCCAAGTAGTTGTTGAACTTCAGCAATAACTTTATCCATTTCAACACTAACTTTACGCTTACTTTGACGCAATGTTGTTAATCCACTATCGCCTGCTTGTTGCTCAAATGCTCTTAGTTGGTCATTTGTGCCTTGTGTTTCTACATAACGAGTAATAGGCTCACGTATGGGCTTAATCATCATCATACCATTCTTGTGCATCATCGCATCCATAATCCAACGCTCTAATATGAAGTGTGGATCATTCATTTGATTAACAACTTTATGAACCATATCAGTTGCTTGTCTTGCGGCTATTTCATCTTCTTCTGTATCTGCTACAAACTCAAAGTTGATTTCGCCATTTGGCATTAGTCCCTTAGCAACTACTGCTGTTGCGTAATCTACTACGGGTTTTACGGATGGGTGAATGTAGTCAATGCCATTCACTGGGGCTGTTGAATCCGTTACAGCAAGACATAGATAGTGATAATCTGAAGCACGGTTGACCGCGTTTTTGGTGCCTAAATAGCGCAAGTAACTTGCCATTTTTACATCCATCTGGTTCTTCATACGAACGAACCTTGCGTTCATTGTTCTGTTTTGATTGATGTTCTCAACTGGGATATTTTTGATATCTAACATAATGGGGTTTTTACCTTTAGTATAGACTATTTAGTCAAAGGCTATTCCTCTGTGTCATTAAGACTTTCTTTCTTCAATGTTGTAGAACCAATCATCTCCTGCGGTCCATTTGCGTGTGCCATCTACAGTCCATAAGTTTTGTGCAGCCTGAAAATCAGGAAACTTAGTTTCACTAGGAATTAAACTTTGATCGTACCACAAACAACGATTGTTAGGCTGACAAGCAAACTGTCCATTCTCTAACTTAATAAAGTTAAACGATTTGTGTTCTTCTGCAACTTCAGTAAATCCTGTATCTACATCCATACCTTCACTACAAAAATCTACTGTAAACAAGTAGTTACCATAATGCCATTCTTTATCTTTGCCTAAAAACTTCACACCTAAGTTGCGTAAGCCTATCTTTTCTATAATAGTAAAACGATAACCCATACAATCCCATAGTTGCAACATATCAATAGGCAATGTTCCTGTGTGGTCTTTTTTCCATACATAAGCGTGTATAGGTAGTTTATCGTATAGTGCACCGTAACTGGGTAATAAACTCTCAATGCGAAACACTTGTCCACGCAATGCTTTAAGACTGACCCATATTGCAGGTTCTAGTTCTCCGTGTCCTTTTTGAAAGTTATATAAAAACTCACGCTTTACAAAGCATTTGATTGGTGGTAATGCTGATACTATGTAGCTCAATGGTAATCTCCTGGCAAGATGATTTTAGGTCTGCTCATTTCATCTACTGTATCTTTAAGATTACAAGCCTGACATTCTAACTCTGTTGAGTCCTCATCTTCCATTTCATAGATAGTATGTGGAACTTCTGCTATCATCATCATCTTCTCAAACATCTTTGCGTGTTCTTCACACATTATTGTAGGAAGATTGTTTCCTACAGTTGCTAAAAACTTACTATTCATATATTTCCTTAGTTTGCTGAATATGCTTTTTTCCAAGCAGGTTTGTTAGTATCATCGTGCTTGACGTATCTGTCTCGTTGTGCCATCATTCTTTGTTGAGGACTACGATTATCCCACGGTTCAGCAATACCATTGAGACAAGCCAGTATAGCATATCTACAACTATCAATACAGTCGTCTGGGTCACTGAATCTACCCTGTACGTCTACATAATAGTTTTGTGCTTCACTTAGAAAGTTTGTACAGTTTTCGTTAATCATCAAACTACCCACTTCTAACATTTGACGCATTTGATTGATACCATAACTCTTATGATTAGTTGTGCGACCTTCACTATCTGGTGGATTCATAATCGCTTTCTCATATACGTTTAGTTCATAACTCTCAAATAGTTCACGTATTGATGCCGCACTCATAGTGTATCTGCCACTAGTGTTTGCGTCAGCAGGTAAAACGATAGGAGTACCAAACACTTCAGGACGAAGGAGATGATTGATATACTGAGTGGGGACTGCTTCTTCAATACCCTGCACAATAATCTGTTTATGTAAATAAGCGGTTCGCTCATATGGTTCCCAATACATTAGTGATATAACTGTTTTATCATTGACTAAGCCTAAGTCAAGTGCGATAACTCTATGTATGTTAGGCAATCGTGTGAAATCAATTTCACCCGTCTTATATGTAGGCCAGTTGTTGATTTGGAATACAGCACCTTTACCCATAACAGGCTTACCTGCCATACGTGCTTCACGTTCGTGTGGTAAATAATCTCGCTCCAATTGTCTGCGAGTTTCTTTTAATAAGAATGGATGACCCCAAGGATCGTATTCTGGAACATCATCCCAAGCAACACGAATATAGTTGTATCCTTCTTCTTTGTTCCAGAACTTACTAACCAATCCATTCAATCCTTTGAGGGGAGTAAAAGAACATAAAACCTTACCTTGTGTAGTTGCTGTACGAGTTACAATCTCACTAAAGAAATCATCTGGTGGTTGTTCGTCAAATACGGCTAAGTTAAGTTTGAAACCCTGTAGTTGTCTAACTTCTTGCGTATAATTGGCAAATAACAGATAACTATTACCACCAGACTTATGCTTAATTTCACACCCAATATTATTGGCGCCGTCATTACGCATTGTACTAGTAATAATACAGTCACGTGGTATAGCACCAGATCCAAGATTTTCAGTGATTTTGACATCCTGTGTTCCTAACAATTCATTTTGTAATACAAGAGCAACTTGGCTCCAACCCTCACCAGCAACCATTGCTGTGATAGGTCCTTCATAACGAAAGCCTTCCCACCATTCAGGATATAATCCAGTGAGATGCATTGCTGTCTCAAAACAAGTAGATACTGTTTTACCAATACGATTGGCTGCAAGAATACCTCTACGTTCGTGTATGCCAGTTTTGAAAAACTCAAGTTGATGCTGAAATGGTCTAAAATACTTTAGTTGGTTGTATTTCATATCATCAGCAACACTGATGCTTAGATCCATTAAACTACTTTTTAATGGTCCCGGTATAGTTTTGAGACTGTCAATAGTGAGATTGTTTTTATCCACACTATATCGCAATGCCCTCGCCATTAGAACATCTTCGCCTAGCATTAACTTGCCTTTAAACTTTTATGTACAAAGTATATTGCTTCAAGTGCTTTGCTTAAATCTTTAAGTTCTTGTGGTGATAGTTTCCAAGTACTTACATCTTCAATCAATACACCATCACGCTTATCAAGTCCTGCTTGTAATCGTTCTGTTAGTAATCGTAGTATGTGTTCGCATTGACCAGGAAACTTCTCAGCAAAAGCGACACGATGACTTGCGTTAATCTTTTGTAAGATTAATGTGTCTTTTACTTTTGCATCTTCTCTTGCCTGATGAATCATCGTGTCTCTTATTTCGTTCATTTGGATAAGTCCCAGGGATTATTTTTCACTGAATCATTCAAACTAATGAACTCACGGTCTACCCATACTTCCCATTGATTAGATTTATTAACACGATATGTTTGCATAGTACCACGTAGTTTTTTACCAGTAGGAGTTAATGTGCCATCTTCACGCTGAACAACTTGCTCACCCGTACGTGGATCAAACCATTTAATAACTTCAGGACGAACACGACCAAACTTGTCAATCTTTTCACCAACAGGTCGTTCTTGTAATGGACCTAAGATTTCATAACTAATCATACCATTTTTGTATTTTCTAAACACCATATGACATTTCATATCCTTAGCACGTGCTTCTTCATCTGGATGAGGAAATGTAGGAACGTAGAATGTATTTTGAACTTCAGTAGATGCTGGCAATGTTCTATCACGTTCTGGTACAATCTTAAGCGGATCAATAGGAACTAGTTCAGTTCTATCAATGTATGGATTGTCGCTACCAGTAAATTTTGGATCTACTTCAACACCATTTAATACATCCATTGCAATTTGATATTTTAGTTTATTAGCACGACCTTTTAGATTTAATACAATGCCTGTTTGGTCATACACAAAACGCTCAAGTTCAGTAGCCGTAGGGAAGTCTGTCATTAGTCCATCAATATCAAACTCTGGATGAGTTAGTATTGACTTATCTTCTACTATTTGTTTTTTTGACTTTAGTTTTTCCTGCTTGACTTCTTCTACAATGTCAATAGGATCTTGAGGTGTGGGAGCAATGTCCCAAGTGTTGTCTGTGGTTGTTGTTTTTCTATTCATATAATTTCCTTTCATATCAAAACAATAAAAGAGACATAAATGTCTCTTTGTATTTATACTCAGTAGCCGCTTGTTGCGCCTAATGCACCTTTTTGTCCTGCTGGGCCTGACCTACCAGGATTTGGGCGATTAGGCTTTTTGAACTTGCTAGTTGCAACAGTTTTAGTTGCAGGCTTTTTAGTTGCTTTTGGCTTAACAGTTTTGTTCATCATTTTGGTGACTTGTATTTGCTTGGTAGTTTGCTACCATTTGCTGTAGAGTTCTTTTTAGGACCTGTATTAGTATTCATACTAACACCTTCTAATGCTGGATTAACAGTAGGAGCTGTACCACGACCACGCATTTCTAATGCATCTGTAACCATTTTAGCTAATGATGCTTTTTCACTAGAACTAGCTGATTTAGCATCCATAAAATCATTGCGTTTAGTTGGTGTACCAGCATTACCTGTTGTAGGGCCGCGCTTCTGGTTAATTTCTTTGGCTTGGGGGTTTTTTGTGTTTAACATTTTATTTCCTTTTATGCTTCAGTAACTATTACTACATTAAAGTCTGTGTACTGACCAGCATTGGCTGTTGCGGCTGTAAAACCAGTGCTGTCAACTGCTGTACTTAAGGCAACATCTGTATATAATGAAAATGTGTTTTCTGACAATACACTAATATAAAAAGAGTTTGTACCATTAATACCTGCTGTTAGTAATTGGTTCATACCTGTTACTGCTGTTGGAGTTGTAGTAGCACCACTTGTAGCACCTGTAACTACATTGGCAGTATTAAACACATTGGCAGTTGCTAGGTATTCAATACTTGTTGGCAATACATTTGTAACAACTCCTGTAGCCAAACTTGTAACTTGACTAATGATTTCACCTGCTACAAATTCTCCAGTAGCACTTGAAAATGTAAGTTTATTACCTGGATTAGTGAATAAAACAATAGTTCCACGTGCAATACTAATGTTTGTAATTGTTCCTGCTATGGGACTTGATCCACCTGTTTTTGTTGCTGTGATACTAGTTGAACTTGCAAGGCTGGCAACAACAACTGAACCACCCGCGCTAAATGTACCTGTGCCTGCTGTAGCAGTAATAACATCACCAACTTGTAGACCAACTAGTGAACTCATTCCTGTGATAGTGAAAGTCCAAGGACCACCAAGACTGGCTGCGCCTACTGTCAATGTCATATTGTTAGTAGTCGTTACTCCGCCTAAGTTTGCTCCATCGATGGTAATAGTATCTCCTACTGCATAACCAGAACCAACAGTGGTAACAGTTATTGTCACTGCTCCACTGTATGCTGTGCCTGCGCCTGCTTTTACAACTGTAAAAATTGCACCACTACCACTACCACTAGTAGATAATTGTGGAACAGCGGTATAAGTTGCGGCTGCTGTAACACTGGTTCCTGCTACAGTTGTAAAAGTTGTAACTCCACTAGTTAATCCACTTGTAGGAATTGCGCCTATAGTGCCAGTTGTGCTAACAATATTGGCAGTTGAAAGGAATGTTGGTAATGTGCTTACTGCTGGTAATGAAATGTTGGTAACATCTCCTGCTGTAGGAATAGTGCCACCAATTTTATTAATTGTAATACTCTTATTACCAGTAACTTCTTTAACACTTACTACACCACCTGCGGCAAATGTGCCTGTGCCTGCTGTAGCAGTAATAATAGAACCTGATACTAGTCCTGTTACTGCACTCATCAATGTAATTGTAGCAGTCCAAGGAACACTTGAAGTGCCTGAACCTGTTACTGTACCAATAGTACCTGTTGTGCTAACAACAGTTGCAACAGTAGGAACTGTAACTACTGCTGGATTAGCTTGGCTAATTGTGCTAATTGGATTAGCGTATAAATCTGGGATTAGATCCGTTCTGATTGTTGTCATAATATTTTCCTTATATTTTTAGTTTACCAATGTGACTGGTGTAATATACACTGGGCTTGAATTTGCCGCAACACTAGCAACAAAAATTGTTGCTGGTGGTATTGATTGTGAAGCAACTTGTACAATAACTTCAGCATATGCTGGTATTACGCAACTGCCTGCATTAGCGCCATCACCTGTTGGTATAGTTGCTGTTACATTTGCTAGTCCAGTATTAAAGTAAATGTTTTCAGTAGCACTGCCATTAGTGATTTTTAAGAATACAGGACCACGTTGTCCTGCAAAACTAAAACCTGCTTCTGTTGGTGTAACGTTGATTGAACTGCTAGTTGAATTGGCAGTTACTAAATGTGTTAGTCCTGTGACTTGGTATGCTTGAACAGTCATTATCGTTGATTCCCTTTAGTTGGGCCACGACCAAAGTTGAAACTTTCTCTACCAACTTTAGGCATTGCTGTTGTTTGTCCATCACTAACTGCTTGACGAACTTGTGCCTTACCTGTAAACATATCTTTACCGCATACAGGCATTGCTGTGCCACCACCAGTAGGGCCACGACCTTTGTTGATTAGTGCTCCATCATTCATTGTACCTGAATGTTTGTTAACTAATACTTTTTCCGAGTCATTGCGGCTGTAGCCTGGGCCACTAAAGCCTGCGTATCCCATTCCTGAATTATCTTTCATTTTGATTTTCCTTTTGTTGTTTTCTTAGCCGTTTTTGCTGATTGCTTAAACGCACTCGCTGTTGGGGCGCCTTTAGTGCCGGGCTTACGCATCTTTTCACCAGAGCCTGCTTTTATGCGTTCTCGTTTGGCGTTTATATTTGCATATAATCCATTTTTCATATTAACATCCCCATCTCTTTCTTGCGGCTTTGCCTCTTTCACCATCCCAACCTTCGCTTCTAGCACAAAAACTTTTTTGTCTAGGACCACTCTTAGTTGGTGCTTTCAAATTACTACCAGTTGCCTTGTTATACTTGGCACGACCTTTAGCGGTTAAACCAGCGCCTTTGCTTGCAGGTAATTTCTCACCTCTGCCAACACTTAGTTTAACTTTCTTAGTAGCCATATTATTTCTTCTTTTTACGCAACATTGAAAAATCACTACCGTCAATCTTGCCGTTTTTATTCTTGTCCATTGCTTTTTGCTTTGGCGACAACTTGTCAGTTTTTTTATCTTTACTGTTTGTAGTTGGTTTTTTGTTCATCATAATGTTATTTATTCTTTTTTTATTCCAGCGAGTTTAGCCAATGCATCTGTAAAGGCTTTTTGTTTCATATCAATAGTGTCTTGGCTATCAGTAATCTCAATCTTGCTAATATGTGTCATTAACTTATTTAATATTAGATTGTGATATTTGATGACTAGTTGATGATCCTTACTATCTCTAGCATTGATGAAGTCTTCCATCAATATAGTTTCATAACCAACACCTTTTGTTTTTCTTTCCAATGCGGCTAATAGCCCATTTACTGATACTTGATTAGTGCCACCTTTAGGTCTGCCCGCACCTGGACGAACACCGCCCTTGCCCTTTGCTTTTTCTGTTTTGATTTCTGTCTTTTCCATAATGTATTTATGCTTTATTTAGGATAATCTTTCTTTAGCCAATCTAAGTTGGTTCTATTTGGATTAGGTTCATACCATCCATTACCTGTTTGTATGTTTAGTATGCTTTGAAAGTATTCCTCATACATTGGACCTACTTTGTCTAATGTAAAATTCTCTGCCCAAGTTCTACAATCTATTGGCTTGATGTTCTCTATATTCTCTGTTGCCCATATAAACTGCTCAAACGTTCTACAACGATATCCTGTGACACCGTGAATGTTGTTTTCTACGAAACTTCCCCAATCTGTTGTGATTGTGGGTGTGCCACTCATCAATAGTTCTACTTGTACACCACCAAATGGCTCTACATATTGACTGGGAACAAACGCACCCTTAGCATTAGCCATTAGTTCTCTGCGTGTTTCTGTATCAGCATAGCCAGCAAACAACACATTGTCAGGAAACTTGATATTGTCTGGATTCTGTCCTGCAACGATAATATTGATATGTGGTAGTTTCTCTGCTATTTGATTGACGATATGAATACCCTTGCCCTCATACACTCTACCCAAAAACAAATAGTAATCTTGCTTTACATCTTTGTATGTAAAGTCATCTGGGTCAAAGTAGTTTGGTATGACAACATCATACCATCCTTGATTACAACTGCCTACATTGTTTAAGCCACAATAGGCGTGATAGATAGCGTAACTCTCAAATATCTTCCATTTTGCGAAATGACCACCAGCATATCCAATGCCTGGCTCTACACATATCATATCTGTATGAGCATCACATATGGGTTTTACTCCACTGCCCCAGAATGGTAGTATAAAATCGTTTTTTTGTTTTCGTTTGCCTACTTCTCTAATACTGTTAGAGAAAAATGTAGTGTAAGCGTGGTCGTTGTTGTCAAACTTAAAGAAGTTCTTACGCCAGTCGTATGATCCATATGCTTTTTTTAAGTCATCGTTAGTAATGACTGATACGTGTTCATCACAAATCACATCGCTATCTGTGTGACCATAATGTATTATTTCGTGCCCTAACTTTTTCATCATCTTGCCGAACTTCCACACTTTTTGTGTGTAAGCGCAAGCGACATATTCTTTACTTGTAACGGTGTGGGGCAAACCTAGTATATGAAATCTCATTCTATTCTTTTCCTAAACATATATTTATGATATGTTAAATATTGTATTATAAAGGAATAGAAATGAAATATACTTGGCGCCCTGCAAATGGATTAGATGTAAAACAAATAGTTGATATAACATATCCATACTTATTTGAAGTTCAAGACGTATGGACTATTGATGAGATTGCATTTAGTCACAATATTACTCTTGCTATTGTAAATCAGTTTTTTTCACCAACTACTGAGTTATTTTCTGTTGCTACTGACAGTAATAACAATATTGTTGCATATACTTGGGCTAAGAAAGGTGAGAAAATGGCTTGGTCTAATGAAGAAATGTTATCTATTAAATTTGCACATCTTAAGATTGACTTATCAAATAGAGATAAGATAAGTTTGATTAAAGATATGTTAGATATATGGGAAAGTTTTGCAAAACTAGCACAGGTTAATATTATCTGTAGTACTACAATGCGTGAAACTCAATCTACTTTTTTAAAATTACACGAAAGAAAAGGTTACATTGTGCGAGGCAGTGCCGCATATAAGCGATTACCTACTAGGCAGGTACCTAGTAGAGATTCACTCCAAAGTTGATCGTAACATCCATATGCTCTTTGCCAAATCTAATATTTGATCCTGAGCGTAGTTGGCTATTTCTTTGTGACCTTCGTCTTCAGCAATAGCCATAAGTTCTTCGTATGTTCCTTTAAGTAATTCCAAATCATCTTTAACTCCTTCTAAAAATCCATCTGCATCTTCTTCAAAGATGCCTGTGCCTATTTCACTTTGATTTAATACATCTTGTATTTCACAAGGCATATAATCATCTAATGTGCGTAGTAGTTCTCCAAGAATATCTATCTGTGCTTGTCGTCTTTCATAGACACCTTGTAGTAACTTATGGTCACTGCGAAAGTTGCGACCCAAAATGTTAATGTGCGCTACGTGTGAGCGATAGTAAGCAACAAAGTTATTGTTGAAGGTTTGTGTTAGTATTTCTTGTGTTGTCATATCTATACTTATCTGTTTATTTGTGCTAGTTCTTCAGGTCTCCAAGGTCTACCTGACATTGGGTTTATTTCCATTCCTCTATAAGGACCTTTAGTAGGTACGGGAGGACCTAATGGTGCTGAGTAAGTTAGTGCTCCTAATCCTACTCCTGCTTTTGCTATATTGCCTGCATTTTGCATTACCTTTTCTGCGGCAACCTGTCGCATTTTATTTGTGTAATCCATTCCTCGTTGCATCATACCAGGAGCTTGCGTTTGTGGTGCAACAGTTGTGGGTGCTGTAACTTGTGCTGGTGATACAGGACCTTTAGGAAATTGTACTGTATTACTACCCAACTGATTAGCCATTTGATTGAATGCACCTGCACCACCTGTTCCAGTAGCACGTGCGGCTTGTCCAATATTTTGTGCGGCTTTCCCAGCTTGACTTACTTGTGAGGCTTGTGCTGGTGATATAGGACCTTTATAAGCATCAATAAGTTTTTTTACACCATATGCGGCTGCGGCTGCAGGAACACCATACTCAAGCACATTCCCTACTGCATTCATACCCATACCTTGTGCTAAACCTGTGTATTCCTCACTACGGTCCATAGGACCTAATCCTTGTTGAGGAGGAGGACTAGTTTGACTACCAAGATAAGCATTTATTTCCTCATCAGTATAGCCATTTGCTTTTGCTTCGTCTATCTTTGCTTGTAATGTTGGATCCATTTTATCTTCCTAATATTTCTGCTATTGGCTTAGTCTTCTTCCAAGTTCCTGAATTAGGATCATACTCTGGAATAGGGAACTTTCTATAACCTTCACGAACCGCGGCAGTTGTTGCACCATTACCTGCAATATATTGGGCACGTTGTTTAGCAATGTTGCCATATACTTCGGATAACGATTGTGATTCTTTACGCCACGCTTTATCAAGTTGTAATGCGTTAGTCGCTGGTTGTGTATCAGCCCAATCTCCTTTGTATCTTGCCAAGTCACCACTAAACTGACTTTGTGCCATAGCATTGTATGCGCCAAGTGCTGGGACTTTAGTAGGATCAACGTTGCTTTCTCTATTAGCACGTTGTTCAGCATCACTAACTGAACCAGGACCTGCTGTTTGTTTTAGTGTCGCGGCATTGATACGTTGGTTAGCAATATTGTATTCTTCTAATGCTGTTCTTTCTTGTGATGTTAAATTTAATAATGCTAAACGCTGACTAACTTCTGCTTCCGGTTTGAATATTCCACCAAAAATATCACGCATAATACTTAATTTCTGATCACCTGGAGCTCCTTGTGCGGCATTGTATAAGCCAAATAGTTTATTGCTATCAACACCAGGTCTATCAAAGATAGCGAACTGTTGTTTGCGAACTGAACTAACTGTGTCACCCGCTTGTGCTTGTGGGCGAACTTCTTCATCAAGTATCTTGTTAAAACTTTCACTACGCTTACCTGCAACTTGAATTGCTTCTTTAGTTTGTGCTTCACCAAGTGCGGCATTTTGTCTTTGTTGCCATACGGGCATTCCTGCTGTTGATACAGGAACATTAGTTGCTGGTGCACCACCTTGTGCTTGTTGTAATCGTTGTTGAGCGGCAGCACGTTCAGTTTGGAATGTTTGTAGGCTTTTGGCTGCACCGGGTGCACCGGGTTTTAGACGTTTAATCTCTTTGTCAAGGGACTCAATATCACTTTGTGCTCTACGAACTGCTGCCGGATCAACCGAAGTCGTTGCAACTGTTGTAGTAGCCGCTTGTTGAGGATTCACATATGAAGCCGGCGCTCCACCTTGTTGTCCTGGGAATGCTGGCAACGGTTGTGGTATAAAGCCTTCACCACCTGCTTTACCTGCACTACCGGCTGCGGCTGCACTATAAACATTTTGAACGTTCTGTGCTGGAGTTGATAAGCCAGTTGCATCATAACGAGTTTTACCAGATTGGAAGTAAGTATCACGGGTAACGGGATCGGTAAATACTTGTCCAGTAATAACTTGTGGTTGACCATCAGGCCCTATAATAGTTTTCTGCATTAATCCGCCAGCACCTTGTGGCAACAAGAATGATTTGGTTGGCATAGCGGCTGCACTTAATTCTGCAAGTTTTTCTTGACCTATTTTTTTACCAGTAGCGTCAAATCCTACAATGATATTGCCATTCTTATCACGTCCAGCACTAAACTTTTGACCTTTACTATCAACAGCACTTTCCATTGTTATTGTAGGATTAATAAGTTCCATTTCTTTCTGTGCTAAATCGTTTAATCCTAAACGAGCAAGTAATATGGCTTTTATATAACTGCCTTCTTTGTTTTTTTCCTTAAGGTATCTAGCGTAATCTGTAGGTGTCGCTTCAGCAAGTTTTTGATTGGCATCATCTATCCCTTTTTGTTTTTTATAATCATCAAACATAAAGTTTTGCGCTAATGCTTTGTTGCCTTCACCAGCATTTGGATCAGCAATGATTGTTGCAAAACTATTGCGGCGCTTTGCTGGATCTTTTTCGTTAGCACCATTAATGATTGCTTCACGGTATATATCTTCTGTTCTGGCTCCACCTTCGCCTTGACCTTCGGCTATCCTATTATCTTGTGATTGTTGTGCTGCCATACCCATTTGTGCTAATGTAGGCAATGCTGCCAATCCTGGCACTGCCGGTCTTTGAGCATTAGCAGATACAGTTGGTGGCAAATTGGCTTGATTACTTGCTACTTGTACTCCGGGGCCTGGAGTTGGAGGTTGTCCAATGTTAGGGGATGGTCTGTTAGCCATCTCAGGACTAATAGGTCCTTGACTTGGCAATTGTTGCATCATTGCGACGGGTCGTTGCTGATTAGCGACCGGTTGTTGACGATATTGTTGAAACTGTTGTGCGAACTGTTCTTGTTGTGGGCGTAGTTGTTCTTCTGTAGGAGCAACAGGACCAATTACAGTTGGTGTTAATGGATTACTGGCACTTAAATCTCTTGCGCTACCCTCAATCTTTACTGTCTGTTCGCCAGTTTGTGGATTAGTTGTAATCGTTTGTTTTACTGGAGTAGGTTCGGCTGCAGCCTCATCTTGTTGTGTTGCTAATCTTCTACGTAGTGTTTCTTCTGGGTCAGTAAAGAGTTGTGCCGCTTGATTCATCCTAGCTTGGGCACTGTTCATTCTGTTGTCAAACGCTTGACGAGTTATATCACCATAACCCATTGGCTCTGTGTAACCACCACCACTGGCAACCGCTTCATCAGACATAGCCTGTGCTCGTCTGCGTTTACGTTCTTCTTCGTCGGGATCGTAACCAACCCCATAATCCATATAATCATATAGTGCCATTGTTTATACCTTAAAATTTGAAGCCAGCATTAAAGCCTGTTTGAGTAGAACCTTGCGTTCCACCAAAGTTAGCATTATAAGTTGACTGAGGAGTACCATATAAGCCGGCTAAGTATTTGCTTACTGTATCTAAAGGTATGCCGGCTGCTGTGACACCAGTTCCGGCTGCACCTAATGCTTGACCTAAACTTGATTGCCCATATCCAGCTAATGCTTGACCGGCTTGTAGTCGTTGTCCGGCAATCTGGCTTTGTAAGTCCGCGGCTGTTTTTGCTTGTAGTGCGGCGTTCTGTCCAGCAAGTTGTTGTCCTGCTAACGCTTGACGAGCACTACCTAAATTACCACTGCCACCAAACTGTGCTTGTTGTTGTGCTAAGTTTTGCATATATTGTGCTTGTGCTGGAGCCAGTGCTGATTGTATTTGATTACGTTCGTAGTCTGGACTGAATAAACTTTGTAATCCAGCAACACCTGAGCGTGATGCAGATTCACCAAGTTCTCCTGCTGTTTGTTGTACTTGTCCTGCTGTACCTGCTAAGTTTTGTGCGGCATTTACCGTACCACCTACATTTTGATTATAAACATCAGTAATGGCTTGTGAACCTTGCTTGAATGCAGGGATAATGTTCTCTGTTAAAAAGCCAGTTTTTGCTTTGATATCGGCTACTTGTTCTGGTATTAAATCAGGGGTTGTGTATGTTGTTGAGGCTCCACCGTATGGCATTTTAATTTCCTTATAATATGTATTTAGTGTTTCATTACTATTGACTAACTTACGGGTTATCAACATATGGATTTACAATAGCATCAACTTGTCGTTGTATTCTATAATAAGTTTCCCAATCGCCTGCTGCCGCTGCCGCTTGTTGTCTAGTAAACCAATCACTACCTAATTGTCTTGTTATTTCAGCGTTAATAGGTGATGTTGATGTTGGCGTTGATGTTATTTGTGTTGGCGATACTGGTGCTATCACTGGTAGTTGTCCAACTTTGCTGTAATCAAAGTTCATAACATTTCTGTTAGCATCAGTGATAGGAACTCGTCTTGTTGCTGGTGCTACTTTAGGTGTTGTGCTTGTCTTACCCAATATCATATCATTGATTTCTTCCATAGTCAATGGGCGAGCCATTTGCTGTAATCCATATGGTGTGTCTGGCGCATTTGGATTAGTGTTATACAACGTATCGTTGAATGTAGGACCTGTTTGGAATGCTTTCATTCCCCAATTAAACTTACTCTGTGCAGGATCGTTTGTATTGTAGAATGCACTTGGTCTAATAAAGCCTGGATTTAAGTATCCTAAGTTAGTTGGTGTTGTTGGTGGAATAAATCGTGTAGCGCCTGTAGCCGCTGTAGCCCCAGTAGTTCCGGTAGCGCCTGTAGCCGCTGTAGCACCTGTTGCGGCACTTGCTCCTGTTGCGGCTGACGCTCCACTACTACCAGAAGCACCACTACTTCCTGATGCTCCAGATGATCCTGATGCTCCACTTGCGCCCGATGCTCCACTTGCGCCCGATGCTCCACTTGCTCCACTTGCTCCGCTACTTCCGGATGCTCCACTTGCTCCCGATGATCCTGATGCTCCACTTGCTCCGCTACTTCCGGACGCTCCTGAGCTTCCTGACGCACCTTTAGTGCCACTTGCGCCCACGGTGCCCGAAGCACCAACTGTTCCACTTGCACCCACAGTTCCTGATGCACCTACTGTGCCCGAAGCACCAACTGTTCCACTTGCACCCACAGTTCCTGATGCACCTACGGTTCCTGTAGCACCAGAGGCTGCACCCGATGATCCACTGGCTGCTCCTGTTGATCCACTTGCTCCTGTTGCGGCGCCTGTTGCACCCGATGCGGCTGAAGTTGCACCACTCGCGGCTCCAGTAGCCCCACTGGTTGCTCCAACTGTTCCGCTTGCCCCTACTGTTCCTGTAGCACCTACTACACCTGATGCCCCACTTGTTGCACCTGTTGCGGCTCCAGTAGCACCACTGGCTGCTCCTGTTGCTCCTGTTGCGGCTGTTGTTGCGCCACTTGCACCTGTAGTTAGTTTTAATGCCGCATCAATATCTTTTTGACTTACGCCATATGTTTCCATTGCTTCAGCAAGTTGTTGCGCTGTAGGATTACCTGCCATAAATGTTCTAATGGCTTCGTAGTAAGCATCCATACCTTGATTGTTTCTGGCATAGGCTGCACCTGGGCTATCATCACTTGACGCGGCACTACTTGCGCCTACTGCGCTACTTGCTCCTACAGCACTGCTTGCTCCAACTGTTCCAGTAGCACCAACGACGGGTCCAGTTGCGCCTGTATCTCCACCACCGCCTGTATTCTCACCACCGATTGTAGTTGTTGGTGTGCCACCGCTACCTATTACAACTGGGCCTGTGTCTGTTACAACATTAGTATCTCTGTCACGCTTTGCTGTAACAACTATTTCAGGAATGTTATTTGGATCGGTATTAGTTGTAAGTGCGGCAGCCGCAATTCTTAGCGCATCTTGGTCCGCTTGTGGTAAGTTGTTTATTGACGCATTATTTGGATCGTTGATGAATGTAGCAATAGCAACTTTAGATGGATCAGTTGCATCTGCTTTAGTAGTGCCTGCTGTAGGATTTAACAATGATAATAGATAGGCTACTGCCCCGTGTCCTATTACATCAAGTGCTGCCGCTATAGCAGGAATAAACGCCAATGCTGTATCTACCGTTGGGTTACTATTGATTTGGTCTAACTTAGTTTGGAAGTCATTCACCAAACTATCTACATTTGTATTGTTTGCTTGATTTACAAAATCGTTATTGACTAAATCAGTAGGTGTTACTGCACCAGTTGTAGAACCTGTATCTATTGTAGTTGAACCAGTTCCACCTGTTATTGTATCAGTAGGAATGACAGGTCCTGTGTCTAATCCTGTTGTATCTGTGATGTTACCTGTTGTAATCTCAGCCGGCGTAACTGCACCTGTTGTTACATTATTAGTATTGCCACTACCCGGAATCGTTATAAGATTACTATTCACACCGTTGTTGATGCTACCACTTAAGTTATCAACATAGTTATTGATTAGTGTTTGGTTGCCACCTATTACGCTTGCGGCTGCGTCATTAGCAATCTGTGTTGGTGTTGTATAGTTGTATGCGCCCGTTTCATCTACTGAGTAATCATATGATGGGGGAACATAAACATCAGCAGGTGGAACATAAACATCAGCAGGTGGAACATAAACATCAGCAGGTGGAACATAAACATCAGCAGGTGGAACATATGTATCTACTGGTGCAACATAGTCATTGTAAGTATAGTTGCCAGTCTCATCTACTGTATAGTTACCTCCACCACCATAATCATAGTTGTCACCACTACCATAGTCTTGCCCTACTGTGCCCGAACTATAGTCGCCACCAGCGTCATTTAGGCTAATAGAGAGTCCACCGCCTACATCTACTGGTGTATAGATTGGTATACCATCTGCGCCAATCTGACGACCACCAGTATCTGCGGGTCCTACTTGAACAAAGCCATTGAGTGCGCCTAGGTTAGGATCATTAACTATTTGTTGGCTGCCACCATAGTAGCCATTGTCGCCATAGTTACCACCATAGTCGCCACCATAATCGTAATAGTCATCAAAGCCACTACCATAGTCTTGGCTAGCATAGCCCCAACTGTCATCACCAAACGCATACTCAGGTAAGCCTGTCATAGGATTGATGGTGCCACGACCGCCCATTTGTTTGAGCATCATTGCTTCTTCTTCATTGATGTGTGCTAACATTGTGTCGCCATCACGACCCATCATTGCTAGTTGTTGTGGACTTATTGGATTATAATTTGGCATACTTTTACCTTGTTCTTATATTTACTGTTTAACTACTTGTGCGGCAATACTACGCAATGATACTTCACTACTTGTTACTTGCATATCACCTATTGTAGGATTTCTAAACTTTACCTGAAGAATGTAACGATAGAAACCTGGATCTGGTTCATCTACAAGTGTTGAGAATATTGTTTCTTGTAATGGAAAGGTGCCAGGGCCAACAGTGTTCACAGTAAAACTATATACTTTCTCTACTATGGTTCCGTCTTCAATAAAGATAAAGTCAGGATTGGTAGGATCGTTGTTGGGTACACCAATGTATCTTTCAATATTAACACTGTATGTAAAATCTGCTGGTTGTGTAAAAACTTCATAACTTATCAAGTTTTCTAGTTGTCCACTTATAAACACTCTGTCGCTACCACCAGTCACTGTAACACGCACATCACAATCAGTACCGTTGTAAAAGTTACCAGTAGTTGAAAGTTCAACAAAACCACCTGACACGTATGTGCCTAACGGTGTGGTAATAACATCTCTATTTCTTACAATTACATAAGTGGTTGTGCATTCTACTACACCAATTTGAATTATGTTAAGTCGATTGCCATTGTAGGTACTGGGCGTAATACCATAGATAGACAAGCCGTTACCTAATGCAAATGGTGGGGTAGGCTGGGCACTTGCAAATGTATACTTGATTGTCCTGTCATCAAGTTGTTGAGCGTCACTTAATGCTATGGCTGGCACATATAATGCCGCTGGATTAACCTGTGTAAATGGTGTACGAAAGTTACCAGTAACATATGCAGGAGTGTAACTACTGAACCCTGCAAAGTTTTGTCCTAAGCCTGAAGGACCACTGAGCAAATAGTTTATTGCATCTATAATGCCTTCACTGTCACTTGTTTCTATTGGATATTTTGATATCATCTGTCGTCCTCGACTTGTGTTACTTGCCAGGTTGTTGCACTGCACATCCATACACTGTTATTACTACTGTTGCTTAACTTAAGACTATTAACACGGAAAGCGTTTTGATTAATTTGTGCCCAAGGATTGGCTCCTGCTATACCATCAGCATCTACAGCAATCGTTACTGGAGTCTTTGCTGTTGGGGCACTGCCTACACTGTTAGCACCTTCAACTGTAACTGTGATGTTACCTTTGTTTGTACTTGTTGCAGGATCAATTGGTAGTTCATTGTCTGTACCTTGAATCGCACCCAAGTTAACTACTTCTGGTAGTATGCGATGAACCATTAGTTTGCCACTGTAATCTTTCAGTAGTTTAATGTTGTCACGACGGAACTCGCTTGCAATAGGTGCCCCATTGATAAACTCATAACCTTGATCCTTTTGTACTAACTTACCATCTTCTACACCTCTAGCGTAAACAACAGTTCTGCTTGATAATAATGGATCATAGTTTGGAGTGTTGAACTCAAAAATAGGACTCTCGCAACTGAATGTAGCGTCACTAACATCTCTAGGACTGTTCCAACAGTCTAAGTCGTATCTATATGAAAGCATTTTGTTTGGTACGCCATCAACACTGTCATCATCTGGATAGTATATCTCAACTTGACTGCGTTGTGTGTTTACTTCCATAAACACACGGTCATAATATTCTGGATCAAGTTTATCAAACAACCAATTTTTTACACGTTGATTGCCTAGACCCTGAAAGTCTTGTCCATCAAAGACCCATACATCTCTAGCATCTATACCATACACAAGTTTGTCTGTGTTTGCCCAACAGTTACTACTTAATAATCCGCGACCTTGATTGAACTGACGAACACCTAAGATTGGCGCACTTGTCGTACTGTAGTTGATGGGACTGAATACAACTGTGTCCCAATATGAACAAAGGAAGAACTGACCGTTGCAAGGGAATGCGTCTAACGTTTCTCCACGTATTGGAACTTCTAACTGATTGGCTACGTTAGTGATTGTGGGTACCCAAGTGCGTGGTGCTTGATTAAGACCAAACGCTTGACTCCATTGCACAGTTGTTGGATACTGCTCAACTGTAACTCCATCAATCAACGTCACGGTTAAGTTACCTGCTACTAATATTGATCCCACGTTAGGCGTACTGTACATTCGCATAAAGTTTGCAATTACCTTACTCCAGTTAGGATTATAGTTCCAAGTATATGCAGGATTGACTACACCTAATGGTCCGCCAGGGTAGGCTGCACCGGGCACTGCAAGGTAATCAATCGTAGTTGTAGTTGAACTAACCACGGTGAATACACCATTGAAGAAGTTATTAACATCACTGATAACGATTTGTTGTCCTACAGTATAGGGTGCTGATGCATATGGTTGGCTACCAATTGCAGTAGCGGCAACTGTTTGACTGATATTTACTGTCCAAATTGATCCACTGCCACTTACAATCTTTGTGGCAGCTGATACTCCTGTACCAGTAATAGACATTCCTGCAAATACTTCACCATTGGTTAATGTTCCAATAGTTAATGTTGTGCCGCTGATATCTGATCCTGTACTAGTAAAGCCTACTACAATTTTTTGTGTTGTTGGATTAACATATGTAATATTATAAATGTTTGCTGGCAGTATTAGATTACTGTACTGTGTCATTATGGGTGACGGGTCAAGTGCTGTAGGCTCTGGCCAGAACATTGGTGCAGTGCGTGTATCATTAAACAATGGTACGGTACCGTTCCAACTCTCCGTAATGTTTGTGTTTTGACGATAGCCTAATATTGGCACACCACCTGGCGTAATGTCATACCAAGTAGTTGTGCCATTGCTTGCATACCATCTGCCTAGGTTAGCATCAGGGTTTGTGGGGTCAAGTGGATCTATCTCGTAAGTTGCTACGATGAACCAGAACTCATTGTTTTGACGAAAGCCACCAGTAACGAATGTGGGGATGCCGGGCACTGTGTCTAGTATTTCTTCATCACCTGCCATACTGCGTATACCACGAACGTCAGTCTCTACATTCTCTCCATAGTTGTATTCGTTAGGCTGTAGTGCCGTCGAAGGAACATCAGGTGTGAAGGTCATCTTCGCAAATGGGATGCGTACTTCGTCTAGTGGGTTTTTGATTTGAGCCATATATTATTGTTCTCTTACGTAATAGTGTATTTAGTGTTTCCTATTATAAGAGAACAGAAGGGTTAAATTTTGAAAGAAAATCTATGCAGGTTCTTCTTCAGTATCTTTTTTAGTTTTCTTGTTTAACACACGGCATAAGTCATTGTGTTTAATGATGTTGCCAACTTGTTTTAATGATTGCCCACAGGCTGTACAACGATAACCCACGAAGGTCCAAGTCTTTGTAGCCTTTTGATAATGATGGGTAAGATACATATTGGGCATATCTTCAACCAAATAGATATTTTTCTTATGTAGTGTTATGGGATTGGGTTTCATACCACTATTTATAATCACAATAATCGCCTAATATGTTCGGGTATTCTATCTGCAGGTTTGTGTCCTATTATGCGATAATGTTCACTAAGTTCTTGTTCGTTCATATCTACTATATATGGATCGTGTTCTGGGTCATATTCTGTTTGTCCATAATCGCAGGATCCGTCATATGGCTTACTATCGTCATATGAGACAGGCTTGTAGTTGAGTGGCTTTACACCTAAGGACCTTCCACCTGCACTAATTTCCTCCTGCCTAATGCGTTCTTTATGTGCATACAGTTCATCGTCAAAGTAAAAGCCTTGTGCTTCTGTTTCTTCAAAACTTAGTATTCTTTTGCCCAACCAACTTAAACTATCGCTAACAAACACTTCGTGTAGTTTATGATGTAGTTCCTGCATATCAATACGTTTATCTGTGAATAATGCATCGTGGACCCGTAATAATATTTTAACACCCTGGCTCTCTATTTCTTTTACAGCAAAGTCCATTATTGCTCTTTCACTAGTTTGGAACACAAGAGCCATAAGTTTATTGTTGTTGATTGCATTACGTCCATCTACTAAGAATGAATGTGTTTCTTTTGTTACTTGTTTAGATTCTTTCATATAGTCGCAAATCGTTTTGGTCATAACTGCTTGTTCTTCATAGAAGTGTTTCATCCAACTATCTTCTAAAAAGATATCAATACATTTCTTGTGTATCATATTACCTTTATCGTCTAACACTTCTTTTGTCAATGGGTTATGCATATTGCGTCCATTGTTTTGAGTGTAATATCCAAAGATTAGTTCTAAACTTACAGGCTTCCAATCTTTGCCCTGATAATATCCTTTACTTGAACGTGTTGCTCCGAAGCCAATCGCTGTGATTGCTTGTTTAATGCGTTCTATATTCTTTTTGAAGTATTTGTCGTTTTCGTTCTCTTTGAAGCAGGCTAATGCTAATCGTTTTCTAATACTATCTTTAAACTTGCCGCCACCTTCAATGTATTCGCTAGTGTAAGTAAACTTTTGGTTAGTGATTAAACTACAGATATTTGTTTTAATAGCATATACAGCGGCATTCAAGTCGTATTCGTAATGAGGACCCAGTGCGGCTTCACGCACTACTTTGCTGACGTTCTGTAGATTGAGACCTCTGTAGTATCTACGCCCATATTCGCTTTCAGTGATAACTTGGGGCAATACGCCATTTGTTGCTATTGCTGTCATCAATATCTCCTGTGCATCTTTATAGTATTTGATGATAGTTGTATTGCGATTGGGTAATGCTTCATTTGCTTTCATATATGCCTTGAGGCTTTTTATGTCAATGGGAACGATATCAACGACATTTGGGTCAGTGATATCTACGTCTCCATACTTTGCAACTAACAAATCATCTATGCTGTTTGTTTGAACTAATAAGTCAATGTTAAAGTTTGTTGTCATAAGTGATACTTTTTGTGTAAAATTGCTACCTGGAATCAATGTATATTGAGGTTGTGTGTGTTGAATGACTTTAACGAAATGTTCTCGTTTAAGTGGTTTAGTTCCATAGACTGCTTGTAATCCAACTTCTTTACTAAACTTGTCGTGTGGGAACTGATATAAGTCAAGACCGGAAGTATAATGCTTTCGTTCTATAATGTATTTAACCAGTAGTTTTTTGTATGTTGCTATTTTACTATTGATGTTGTTCTTTTGCCAATCAGTTTGGGCATTGAAATAATCATATAGTTTTTGTTCATTGAGTTGGATAAGTGAGTAGTTCATAACACTAACTCCACACCTACTAAGTCAAGCAAGTTGCAAGATAGGGGTGTTTCCCCATAGGGGATATACCCCTTATAATGATATTTAAGTGCCACATTACTATTAGTCGTATCACTTTTTTGACCTATATTAGTCGTATCACTTTTTGTATTACTAAAAGCCTTTATTAAAGCCATAAAAAATCCTTTATTAAAAATATGTTTGTCTCTCCAGACAGGTCTTTTTTTTCTACAAAACTCTTTTAGCGAAGATGAAATCCCCACGCTAATGGGGATTTCTGTTTTGGAGAGATACAAACTATTATTAAAAGGATATTTAATGATAGAAAGTTATGAGGACGAGACCAATCGCTCTCATAATAGTATTTAGTCATTATAGTACTAAACATTAAAATAAGCTATGTATTTTGGTCATTTTAATGTGACCTTTATCTCAAATATATATTTCTCAAACATAGTAGTTCCGTCAATAGTTTCATTGGGATATTGTTCTTTCATAGTTAGATATAATAGAAACTGTAATCTACGCAAACTATCTCGTTCTTTTTCCAAATGATTAGTCAATATTTCACTATGTAAATTGTGACTTTCATATAGTTTTTCACGGTCATTTAGTTTAATAAAACTATCTCTAATATGTTGTTCTAAGTTTTTAGCCATTCATAAAGCTCCAAGAAAGTTGTGTTAAACCTTTATGTTGAGCAATACCCAAATGTAATATATGATGACATTCTTCACATACAAATGAAATGGATAATCCATTACGTCTTTTACTTGGATTGTTTTTCATATCACTATTTACCGTATGTTCTGGGCATTTTACATTAAGCATATCCCATCCATATGATTCCTTAAGATACAGTTCTATATGCTCTCCCGGTTCATCCTCTTCACAGTTAAATAGTTCAACACCGATATGATGCATATATTCACTTTCACATTTGGGACATTCCAATGTATTGTGTAATGACTTATCCGAATGATGATATATTCTCACATCTACATCGGACACCTTATTTGGTTTTTTTAGTTGATCCCATACTTTATACTGTTCATATGTGATTGGATCTGATTTAACTTCCTTTTGTTTTTCTTCTTGTATAATACCCATACGAGCCCTGATTTCTGCTAATGACGCCATAACTTTCCTTTAGTTGTTTGTTACATCAAGTATAACATAACCTTTATTCTTTGTCAAATATTGTTGGGGTTGTAAAAATACAACAGTTCTCTATCTAAAAAATCTGTTGTTGCGTAAAAACAACAAAAAATGTTGTGTTCTAGGCGCCTACAGCCGTGTTTTTTGTGTGTTTTTTGACTGAAAATAAAATAGTTGGATATCTCGCCAGGATGTGTATCTACATACACGGAAGATAAAAAGAAGCCCCCAGAGAATGACTAAAAACTTGGGGGCTTCAAAGTTATCGTTGCGATAACTTTATCAGGATAACGAACTTCTTATTATAACTAAACGAAAGTGTAGTGAGACGTTTTAAAGGACATTTACTATGGCGTAGTAAATTAGGATAACTGAATTATGCAAATCAGGTTGTCTCACTACACAACTATTTATTCTTTTAGTTTACTTCTACATTTTTCCCCGTGAAATCTTGCATAACTGTTGTTTGGCATTAGCCGATTACAATGTATGCAAAGTGTTGTTGGTTGTTTCTTACCACGCATTCCGTCACCACTGCCAAGATAACTGCCAAAGGGTTTTCCTCTACCCTTTTTATACATATCGTGGCTATTTTGTTTTAATGTACCTAACCATAAATGATTGGGATTACAACAAATAGGGTTATCGCAAGTGTGGCACACACACATTCGTGGGGGTATTTTACCAACGTGTTCTTCGTAACTGACACGATGTGTTGTACGCATTTTCTTTTCATCACGTATCATCCCATAGCCAATATTGTTTTTACCACCTTGATATTCCCAACAATCAGTTACTTCATTGATTACAACTCTGTCTAATAATCGTTCTAATAACGACTTAGTGCCTTTAGGTCTTCCTCTTGCCATTTGTATTTCTCCATTCTATTCTAATAGAAGAATATTTATCAAAAATAGCAAAAAACGGGTGGTTAAGGTGTTATTTGGATAGTTTTTCTTCTATGCGGTCAAGTTGTTTTTTTAAGTTGTTAACCTCAGTATGAACAACAGCTACCTTAGTTGTTAGTTCGTCTATCTTACTGTTCATACTCATATAGCCAGTACCACCGATTCCTAATGAACCGATGACTATCCAGCTTATTTGTTTTAATGTGAATTCCATAATATTAAAAAGGTGTTAAGTAACGAAGTATTATTATTCCAGATCCACCATCTTGACCGCCGCTACGGTCACCACTACCGCCACCGCCACCTGTATTAATAGTCCCTGGGGTTGCCGCCGAATTACCACCACCGTTACCACCCCCTCCCAATCCACCTACACCTCCACTGCCTGTGCCACTGTATCCACCACCTCCACCTGCATAATACACATTAGATCCAGTTATATTAGATATTATACCATTACCGCCATTGCCGCCGTCATTAAAAGGAGTACCAACTGCATCGAAGCCATTAGCACCGAATCCTGCGCCACCACCACCGGAAATAATTGAACTTAGGCCATAAGTACCAATGCCACCAAAATATATTCCACTATTACCTCCATCTCTTCCACTAGGAGGACAACTTCCTCCTTTATTTGCGGAAACAACTGTAGAAATAATAGATATTCCATTACCAGTTGCACCATCTCCAATTGTAATAGTATAAGTGCCTCCTGCTGTAAATGTTCCTTGTGCAACATTACCACCACCACCACCACCATATCCAGGATTTAGGGGAAGATTTCCGGTACCACCAGCACCTACAACCAAATAAGTCATATTTACTGTAGCATTACTTACACTCAATGTGCCATTACTGGTAAAAGTTCTAACAGTATAAAAACCGTCAATAGTTGAATTACCACCAGTAACATCAGCACCACTACCTTGATTAAAAAATCCAATTCTTGCCGCAAACATTATGCATATCCATTTGTCAATGAAGAATAGTATGTAGAGCCATCATAGAACACACTAATAATGTCTATTGCTCCTACACCAGTACTCAATGTTTTATATCCATTTGAGAATTTCATTGAACTTGTTAGTGTATAACCACCACTGCCACCTTGTGTTATTACTAGTGTCATACTACGACCAGCTATAGCATTAGCCAAACTATTCATTGTGATACTACCAGTCAATGTCATACTTTGTATAGATCCATTGTTAAAATCTGGTGTGATTGTGCCACTTGTTGAGCCAATCGCATACACATCTTCTTGGAATAGATTTAGTTGTAAGTTACCAATATTAGCAGTTGTAATGTTAGCAGTAGTAACATTAGCAGTAGTGATGTTACCAATATTAGCAGTACCGGTCACACTTAAATTACCAGATACTATTAGATTACCACTTGCGTATGTATTAGTTGAAGTGAATACAATATTACTTCCGTTATTGAAAGCAAAAAACTCTAAGTTAGCAGTAACATTACCAGCACCATCATTACCTGTAACAACTGCTCTTGGAGCATCAAACACATTTACATATGTGTTACCACTATCACCATATGCACCATAGTTAATAATATTGATTTGATCCCCGGCTACAACTCCTGTTGGACTTGCTTCTGTATTTCCACCTCTAAAAAAGCGATTAGATGGGATACTATTATTAGCACTATATAATCCAACACTCAATGGGGTAAACCCAGTACTTGGATCTACGTTGTCTTCTATAACTCTATACTGACCATTTTTTATTGTAATACCACTGAATATTGTTTTATCACCAATCACTTGAATATCAGCAACGTTTGCACCTGCATTATTTGAAATATAAAGGCTACTAGCACTTAAGTTACCAGATAGAGCAGTCTGTCCATTACTATAAAAGTTATGTGTTTTAGTTTGATTGTTTATGCCGCCATTAGTATCATTTACAACTACTTGCCAGCCTAATGGTATGTTAGCACTGTTCGCTGTATATGAACTACCAACTTGAGCACGAATAAATGCTAAACTATTTGATTGTACTGCTGTACCATTAGAGGCAAGTGTTATTAATTCCATTGTGAAGTCACCGGGCTGAACACCTAATGGAGTTGTACTGTTACCACGAAATCTAGTACTACTAATACGTTGTGCACCAGTATTACCAGAGCGACCATATGTCTCAATGCGTAATGCATTTAATGGACCTTGTGGTGGTGGTTTTAAGTTTACTGTTCCTGATGCAAAAATATCAACAACATTTGCATTACCTGCTGTGCTGATTAGTATGTTGGCATTTGCAGTAACCACTACATTACTATTACCATTAGTAATAGACGCACCAGAAGTTGCAATAATGTTACTCAACAATCCACCATCACCAGTGAAAAAGTTAGCAGTCACTAAATTGCCTAAGTTTGCATTACCACTAGTAATATTACCAGTAACACTTAAACTATCTGTAACAAAAACGCTATTAGCAAAAGTTACATTACCATTAGCCCAAAAGTTATGTGTTTTAGTTTGATTGTTTATATTACCATTAGTGTCATTTACAAGTACCTGAATACCGATCGGTATGTTTGCATCATTTGTTGTATATGAACTATCAACTCTTGCACGAACAAAGC